ACCCACCGCATAGTCAAAACGACCATACAAAGACCAGTTTTTATAGTTCAGCGTGGTAGAAAAACCACCGGTCCATTTCGGATAAATATTACCCACCACCTGACGGTCGTATGAATTTATAACATTATCCCCATTCTTGTCATCCCACAGTACATCTCCCGGCTCAATGGGTTTCCATCCCGGTTTACCCGCATATTCGGCAGCCTTATTCGGCCCATACAGGTTGGCAACCTCATCCACAAAATCACCGGCATGATTTCTCACATCATCCCAGTCACGCAAGATACGCACTTGTTTATAAGCAATGATATCACCCAAGCTTTTTCCTTCTTGAATGCCGCCTACCCAAACCAACGAGTTGGATTTTGGATCCCATACCTGCTCACCCCCCTGACGGTTGTTTACATTCCCGTTAAAAGGCAGCTTCTTCACCATATTCTTCACAAATGAAGTATTAGCGGTGACATCCCACGACCAGCCCTTCCTTGTCAGCAGATTCACCTTGGCTTCCAGTTCGAAACCACGGTTGCTGATAGTACCCAGATTCGTTTTGAACGAGGGAAATCCTGTATATTCCGGCAAATTCACATCAGTCAGCAAATCGGAAGTCGTGCGGTCATAGTAGTCCATAATCATATGAATACGATTATTGAAAAAGCCCAAGTCAAGCCCCAGTTCAAACGTATGGCTCTTTTCCCAACGCAATTTACTATTGACCACCCCTGTATTCAAATAACCCAGGTTACCATTATAAGCACCTACCGAACCATATTTACCATATACATCAAAATTACCGATACCGTTTACATTACCGTTCAACCCATAACTGATACGCGGTTTAATCAAGGATACTACTTCCGCAAACTTTGAATCTTTAAAGAAAGCTTCCTCATGCACATTCCAACCGGCAGATATACCCGGAAAAAATCCCCAACGATTGTCGGACAATTTGGAAATACCGTCATAACGGGCTACCAAGGACACCATATAACGATAATTATAATCATAGTTAACACGGGCGAAACCGGAAAGAATGCGATATCCGGTTTTGACAGAAGTAGTATAAGTACGGTTAGTGCCCGCATTTAAAGTAGGTATATCATCTGTAGGAGCACCGGAAACACGCGCTTCCAGGTTCTGATACTGATAATCAAAATACTCACCACCTGCCATGGCATTGATATTATGTCCGCTAAAACCTTTTTTATATTCCAGAGTCAATGCATGCTGTTGTTGAAAAACTTTTGTATTTGTTTGAGAAGCATTACGATTGGTATTGGAAGCTTGTCCTATCTGTTGATATTTCTTTTCAAACAGTTCAAACTGACTATCTGTATAATACATAGAACTGTTTCCATTCAGGAACAATTGCTGCGGAAGGATTTCCAAAGCAAAACCGATATTAAACGAAGTCTTACGGTTCGTTGTAGAACGAGTCAGTTTATCTTTCCAATAATAAGGATTACCATCCTGATTACTCCATCCGGCAGCAGGACTTCCATCCTCATTCCACGGATTCCAAGTGGGAAACATACTCATGGTACGATAGAACAACTCATACTCTCCCGTTTCTCCGTTCCAAGGGCTTTTCAAGTCGTAAGTCCATAAATCGGGCATCTTGGACCATGAAAAACTACCGCCGGCATTCACTGTCAAAACGGGCAACAACTTGTATGAACCGTTGATAGTCCCGTTCACACGCTGATAATTGGTAGAAATTATCTGACCGTCTTCCGAATAATACCCTAAAGATGAGGAAAATGTTCCTTTGTCATTACCTCCCGACAAATTCAGATAATGATCTTGTGTAAACGCGGCATTGCGGAAAGTCAGATCATGCAGCTCACCGGCATGGTTTCTAAAAATCAAAGTTTTATCATGGTCCACAGGATCCGCCATAGAACGCCATCCTTCATTCAGCAAATGTTTGTTTGCATCTGTCATAAAGGCCAGATCCACTCCGGAGTTAACCCCAAAACCTTTCTGGTTCTCCATACTTGTACCGCCATTGGTACGCTGCCAACCTAAACGTTGATAATACAAATAGTCACCGGCATCCAAATACTTATACCCTTCACGTGCAAAGTTCACACCCCCTTTGAACTTATAAGTAATTTGTGTCCTGCCTTCCACCCCCTTCTTGGTTGTCACCAGAATTACGCCGTTATTGGCACGGGCACCATAAATAGCTGTGGAAGCCGCATCTTTCAGCACCTGTATGGATTCAATATCTGAAGGATTGATATCATCCATAGAACGCACAAGGCCATCCACCACGACCAACGGCCCTTCCAGATTCTTGTTTATGGAAGCACCACCACGCAAAACGATATTGGGCGAACTACCCGGTTTACCCGAAGTATTTGTCACACGCAATCCGCTGACAGTTCCCTGCAAGGATTGGGCCGCATTACTCATAGCTGCATTTTGTAATACTTTATCATCCAACTTTGAAATAGAGTTCGTCATCAACGAACGTTTCTGACTCATTCCATAACCGGTCACCACGACCTCATCCAGCATTTCTGCATCTTCTTTTAAAATAACCTTGTAAGTGTTTGGCACTCCCACTACAATTTGTTGTGTTTTGTAACCTATATAACTCACATCCAGTTTTGCCCCCACAGGCACTTGGATAGTAAAGTTACCGTCTACATCAGTTATTGTACCATTTGTTGTCCCCACCTCCAGGACACTCGCTCCGATAACAGGTTCACCGGTGGCATCTACCACTACCCCTGTTATCGTTTTTGTTTGCGCCATCATGTTTATTGCAAAACAGAGGCATACGATAAAAAAGAGAGCTTTCTTCATGAATCTCAGATTTGGTTGATAAATTAATGTTTAAATAAAAAAGTTTAATTAAGCGTTAGTTTTAAAACACCTCAAAAAGAAAATAATTTTAAAATCAACAGCGAATATATGCACGTATATTTAGTATATACAAGAAATAAAAGAAACTATATCCTTTATTAGTGTTTGTTTTTTAGAATAAACTAAATATTAAGGCATATTTTAAAAAGTTACATAAGGGAATAACTCAAAAAAGAAAAAAAAGTTCATACGGAGAAGATATAACAAGAAAAACCTCCTTGCAATTCTTTGCAAAGAGGTTACTGAATTGTACACCCGATGAGAATCGAAATATAGACGGTTAAACCTGTTATCCCCGTTCTAACGCCTTCTAGATGGCTTTTGAACGGGGATATTACTATCAAAACCTTTCAAACACTGCCGTAAACGATCCCTAATTTAGTCCCCGATTTTCATATATCGGGGACTATTTTCTAGTACATATTCCACCATACAACAGCCAGCAGGCGACAGAAATCAAAATGGCTCCTATCGTCCAACTGATCCAGCAATATGTCTATACTACGATCCATATTGCATTGAGGTCATATACTCCCAAATCTTACCTTGCGGTCCATCTTCATCAGCGAAGTAGAACTTATGGGCGCCCTTGATGATCTGTGATTCGTCATAGATAGAGCACAAATCCGAATAAAAGCTATTAAAAGCTACGTACTTATCCCACTTAGTTGTACCAGAAGGGAAAGACAGGTTCTTGGTAGCGTCCTCCACTTGGTCAGCACTCCAATGGGCACCTATCTTCTTCTCGCCGCCCGGACCTGTATAGCGGATTTTCTCAATATCCATTTCCGCAAAATTTTTATCGTAGTGCGGACCGTACAAGATAGAATGTTGCTTGCGCATAAACTCCCAGTACATTGCAGGGTGTTCCTCTTTCAGCACACACAGCATATCACTAAGACCGTCCACGCTCTGCCACATTGCCTTGTCAGAGGCTACACCGTTAGCCTTTGCGTTTTTTATTAAATCCTTGTATTCCATATTCAAATATATTAAAGTTACATTTTGTTTTGTTTCATCGGAGGTGTTATGACATTTTGCTGGAAATTTTAAGTGCTTTTTCCTGTCACTTTGTAACAGCAAAACAGTGTTTATGCTATCATTTTGATTAATCCTATTCTATTAGCAATTTCTTTAATTCTATCAAATCCGCATCGGTTATCTTAATCGCACCCGTCTTGCCAAATAAAATGCTTGTTATCGGATTGTCCGGAAGCGCAAAACGGATACTACCCTTTCCTATGGTTCCACGGATAAAGCCCTTACCAAATGGCATTTCTTCCATTTCCCGAAGCATGGAAAGCATATCGTTAAAAAGTAAATCCGCATCTACATTGCCATTCTCATCACACAAAAACAAAGCGGCATTATCTATCATGTCACCTATCCCGTCCTTTTGTTTAGCAAGGAAATTTTTCGCCCCTCTCTTGAGATACACAGATGCTACCTTTAATTGAGGATTATTCGATACAAGCCCGTCTATCCTCTCGTCAATCCATAGCTGCAATGAATCAGCTAGCTTGTCCTTCAGTTCAGTTATATTCTTCTTAGCCTCCATTACTTCTTAGATTTTTGTTGCGGTTTCCCGTTTTTCCAGTCAATAAACTCCTGCCATGTCATATCGCTATGCTCCGTAACGTATTCGCGGAATAAAGCATCCCTTCTCGCTGTTTCCTCCTTGGCTATCTTTGATGTTCTTCTGACAAACGATAGCTGCTGCTCCAATATAGCCTTTCCTTCCGCAGACCCTTCTATTTTACCTTTGACAAGAAGAAGGACTTCGGAATTAACCATCTCCTGAATAGCTATGCTGTTATCGTAGTATTCTTTGTTGTTGTTAAGAACAGCCCGCTCCTGATCGTTCAGGGATGAAACAATACGGTCTATCTCATCCCATATTGGAGTTGGGGTGGATACACGTTGGGGCGATGTAATACCCGGCACCTGTTTTAATGCCTGAAGCTTCTGTGTATAAGCCTCATTCTCTTGCGCCAGTCTTTCCAGACTTCTTCCCGTAGATAATAATGGATCGCTTTCAAACATTCCCATAATAATTTTTTTGTTAGTGGTTAAATAAAGAAAGTGGCATCGCCCCCGAAGGGGCTTACCACTAACGTTTCTTACTCTTCCTTATGCGCCTGGTGTTGCGCTTGTCTGAGTACGGCAATTGCATCCGTAAGGATTCGCCCCCTCCAGCACTGTCACTGTCGGGGTTGATGGTAAACCCACTACGCCATAGATTGCACGACAGGTCTTTCTGTCCGTGTAGCACATGCTTTCTTTCAAGACACTTTCCATGCCCATCTGTATAATCTTGTTTTGGTACAGATTGGCCACTTCCATTCCATAGACCTTTTTGTCAAGCTCACAGAACTTGGCAGAATAACGTTCGTTCAATGTGTCGTAAAGATCACGTTGTCCCTTGTACAAACCGAATGCGGCTGTATTCAATTTGTCAGTCTGTACATCGTACAAATCACGCATGGATTTATACAAACCAAAATCTCCGTCCACTTGAGATTTCCAAATCTGGAATTTCTCATTAACATCCACATCACGATGAGCGTACATCTGCTCTTGAGTGTTGACTTTAAGCCCCCAAATGGTGTTAGTTAAGGCTAAAGCCTCATCACAACCTTTCTCCCATGCTTGGAAAGCGGTAGGAGCAACACCGGAACGGCCGGCTACAGCATCACTGACCGTGTTAATATTCACGTTTTCCGGCATACCGCCGCCAATACCTCCACGGCGGCCCCATAGTGCGGCTGCACCCAAAACAGCACCACCGATGCCAAAGCCTAGCGCGGTTCCGGCAAGCCCCTTAGATGCGTACTTATCATGATTCTCATCATGTACGTACTCTTTTTCCTTGATTACTTGTTTTACTTCTGCTTCCATAAACTTATAATTTTTTGGAATTACGACCAATATTGGCCGCTCACAAATGTCAGAACAAGTCACTTGCAGATAAAATAATTACTTGCGATATACTTGCTAATTACTTTCCAATTGCTTGCGACCGTCCATTTGTTCATCTTCTCTTTATTAAACCTGATAAACGATACGCCCTGTCTAGTCCTATGGATGAATCTTCCTATCTCATTATCGGTCAGCATCTTGGATAAAGCCAGCACAAGCAGATACCGCGCATCCGCGCACTCCTCCCGATTATTGTGTAATATGTCGGATTCAGAAACCCCGGTGGTCTCACACACTACATTCATAATATCCTTATATAATTCTTCTACTATCATATTTTTAAGGTTAGGATAAACAAAACAACCGGAACATTTGTTACAGCTTTGAAAGCCGCAAACAACGTCCGGTTGTTAATCTCCTAGTCCGACTGCCAATCTATAAGGAGAGCGGCTTTCTTTTTCTTCTAAGCCGCGAAAGAATCACTTTTGTTATATGAGTTTTTATGTGCCACGCTTCTACCTGTGGCATTTGAAATAATACTTGATTGGTTACTATTTCATCTTGCACCTCCTTTCTTCTTTACCAGCCAAATGACTACGATTAACAATACTAATATAATACCTATTGAAAACTCTCCTAGTTCTAATTTCGTTTTCTGCCACCATGTTAATTCCTTCTCCACAGGATAGGGAACCCCTACCTCTTTCTCCTTCTCTACATAGGTTGTGTCGTGAATTATCCTGTCACGGTAGACTATATGCCACTTGTCAACAATTACTGAATCGCCTTTCTCTTTTATATAGATAGAATCCTTAATGTGGATGGAATCACGTTCATGCACGGTAAGATAAAGACTGTCAGTCCTTATAGTTTCTACCGGGACATACCTTATACTCCGGCATGACCCAAACAGCAATAGCAATGCTATCCCTACCGCAATCCATATATAGATCCTTAGTTTCATAGCAGGTCCCATCCCTTATAGATATCCTCCATTACGGCAGGAACACCATTCTCAACATAAGAGATGGCAGCAGCCAAAGAGCACATCGTATCTTTATCCTCAATATCCGGAACATATACTGAAGGTACTTGCATATCCTGACATACCCGTCTGATGTAAGCCCCTGTATTGTTCTCTGTCTGTGGGGCCCATCTTGTAATAAAGTCCGCGATACATATACAGTTGTGTCTCCTTCTGTAATTCTGCAATGTGCGGATCAAGGCACGATAACCCCATTTCATCTCTACAAACTGAAAAAACTCCTTGTCTGTCTGTTTTTCTCTCAATCCCTGCCATTTATCCTTTGTTATGCGGATATTACCCGGATTGTTGTTTCTCAAACCTCTTGGTAAACTCTTCATTTCTTTCCCTCCTTCTCTTTTAATTGCTCTATTAAATTATTAAACCGGCTATTAATATAGATGCTTATGCCAAATACGCTACCGGCATACAACAGACACTGGGCAAACAACCACAATACACTATCATGTATCTGCCCCATAGGTTCCGAGCACACAAAACCAGCCACAGCCAAAGACGCTCCCAAAACAAGCATTCCCACAGCAGTTGAATACTGGATGTTTTCTTTTGTCTCCTTTCTCATTGTGCAATAATTTATATGACTTTTATTATCCTTTTTTAATACCGTCAATTACACGTTTTGGATTACCCGATTTTCGAACTAACCTTTATTTTGTATGACAAAAAAAAGAGCCTGCCACGGAAACTAATCCGCAACAAGCTCTTGGCTTTATCAAATATGTAGTATGTCCTTTCGTCATAATCAATGTGGCGTGCATCTTCACACGCTTCCACAAAGATAAATATTGTTTTCCTTATTACAAAAAAATAACCGGCATTAATGCCGGTTACCGTGATAGTATCTTATAGCCTCATTGACATATAATGATACCGATTGCTCCTTATCCAATATAGCTGCCACGTCCTCTTCTATCATAACAAGTATTCTTTTCACACCTCTAACCTTGGGACGTCTTGGCACACCATTGCTGTCCAATATCCTGTATATTGTCTGCTCAGACCGTACCCCTGTTTCTCTTATTATCTCCTTGATCGCTATCCCGTCCTTATATAAGGACAATACCCTAGACTCTTGATCTAGGGTAATAGAACGTCTTCTTGCCATAATTAATATGTTTTATAACATTTATAATTTATTGCTCGTTATTTCAAAAAGTTGCACCTTTGCATCGAACATCAACGATGTTAGTCGCACTTCGGTGCGTGGATTGAAACGACATTAAAAATGTCATTGTGGTTTAAACCACATTTTAATATTTAGGGCAGCGAAGAAATTCGTCGCCCTAACTTTTTATTTATAAAATCTCTATTTGGGTATAGTATGCATTCATCTTTCCAAAGAATGATTCTATTTTTGCTCTCTGATAAGAAGACATTTTGTTATAAATGACATTTTTGTCATCTTCTCTTAAGTAGTATTCCTTTTCACCGTCAGTAAGATTGATAACTATATTAATTGCTCTACCACTGTATGAATCTGTAAATTGAATTTTTGTCTTCATAGTCTTACGCCGCTTATTCGTTGCCGCCGGTTCTATTATTACCTGTTGTTTTTAAGGATATCGGATTTAGAACTCAACAAATATCAATGTTTCCATGGAATCTGATTCTTTAACCCACATGTGATTGTTTTCAAAACCATAGTCAAAGAACAGCTTAAAGTAAGGATATTGTACTATTAAAGAGTTAATGCAACCTCTTAATTCATCTTCTGACATGCAAGAAGCTATCTCATTGATTATTTGAACGAAAAGGTGTAAAACTTCTGGTTCACAATTTATCAGTGGATTTTCTACTATCGCTTTCATAATCTTCTA